AGCACGCGCCGCGGCCGTGACTGAGTTTGCTGACCTCCATGGCATGGACTCAGCTTCCGCAGCAGTCAAGCTGACGGAGGGCATCGAGGGCAAGACCCTTAGCGAGCAAGCTGTTGCCATGCGCAACCGCGTTGTCGCCCTGAAGAATGTCTACGGCGGCCTCGCGACTTCGGTCAAAGGTCTTGTGGACAAGGTCATGGTTGGCGAGGCGACCAACGCCGAGATCGTCAGCATGTACCGTGGCGTTGACGCACTGATGCGCACCACCCGCGCATACTCCGATGTCAAGTCGGTCTTCGGCCAAGGTCTGCGCAGCTTGGGCATGCCTAGCTGGACCAACCTTGACATCCCACGCAACCTGCTGGACCCCTCGCAACTGAATGACATCATGCAGCGCGGCGGGGGCATGAAGGGTGCCCAGAAGTTTGCTGCGCAGATCGGCAGCATGATTGGTGAGAAGCAGGGCGCTGCTGCGGCCAAGGCCATCAACGACGGTCTGCAGCCCACTTGGTTCCAGACCTTCACCAAGGTCCACCAAGAGCTTTACCTCAACTCCCTTCTGGGTGCGCCCAAGACCCTTGCTCTCGCAGGCACTGGCATCGCCAACGCCTACTGGAAGGGGCTGCAGCGCATGCTAGGGGCAAGCATCGACGCGACGGACAAGTTCCTGTTCAACCGCAACAACGAGGCGCAGCGCGCTTTGGCGAAGCGGGAACTGTTCGAGGCTGCCCGCTACAACTACGAGATCCTCGTCCGCCCGCTCCACCACTTCAAAGAGTCGCTGAAGTTCGTCACCGACACTGCGCTGTCTGGTGAGTCGAAGCTGCTGCCGGGATCGTCTATGCGTGACGCTCCTGGCGTGCGTAGGTCTGATGGTGGGGCTACTGCCGACAATGTGGCGCGCCTGCTTGGCGACCCTGCGTGGCTGCGCGGAGATGCGCCCATGGGCAAGTACCTTCTGGACGGCGGTCTGCTGTCTGTTCTGAAGATGCCCAGCCGAGCCATGATGTCGTTCGATGAGGCTGCCAAGCAGTTCCAAGCTCGAGCCACCGCGGCCGCCAAGCTTGCTGGCGAGTATGAGGTTGATCGCGGCAGGCTTCTCAAGATCGGCCGTGAGGCTGACATCGGAAGCCGTGAGGAGTACATCGCCAAGCGCATGAACCGCCTCATTCGAGACGGTCAACTGTTTTCAAAGCAACGGGTATATGAGGACGCGCTGGCGCGCCTGCCGAAAGACCTTGACGACACCACTCGTCGCCTCCGTGCGCTGGAGATGACTCGCGAGGAGTTTGGCAAGTCGAGCGGACGCTACGGGGCTCTGTCTAAGTTCATCCAAGAGGATGCTCTGGACTCGACCTTCCAGACCCCGCTGACACCCGGCGGGTTCGGGGCGCGGTTCGATCAGATGATCCGGTCTGTCCCCGGCGGCATGGGCTACATGATTGCGCCCTTCCGCAAGACGCCGGTCAACATCATCAACAGCGCCATGCGGCACATCGACTTCATGAGCGCCATGAAGTGGAGCGCAGCGAGCGCTGAAGGCACGCAGGCCGCCCTGAACGGCTTGAAGAAGTCGAACAGTAAGTTCCTGACGCAGATGACTGCTGGGGACCCGATGCAGCGTGCTGAAGCCATCGGCCGACTCGCATCTGGCCTCGGTCTTGTTGCAGTCGCCATGGAGCTTACGCAGCCTGACCCTGACACGGGGCGTCCGAAGATCACTGGGCGCGGGCCGCAGGACCCCAAGCTTCGGGAGCTTTGGCTGCAGGCGGGCAACCAGCCCTACTCAATCCAAGTGGGCGACGGGTACTACTCGTACCAGAAGCTTGACCCTTGGGCGACCCTGCTGGGTCTGGTCGCGGACTTCTACGATGTTGCCCGCTTCTCTGAGGACCAAGGCGACGAGCAGAAGACTGCCGAGTTCTTGTTCAACCAGACCTTCGTCGCCCTGACCAACAACATCGTTGACAAGAGCTACCTGACCGGCATCCGCCAGCTACTGGACGCGACGAGTGGCGGTCAGGACACGGACCACATCAACAGGCTGTTCCGCTCGATGGCTGCCAGCCATGTGCCGAACTTCCTTGGCGGTCCTGCCCGCGAGACCAACCAAGAACTCAAGCATGTGCGTTCGGTGATGGACGCGGTGATGGAGCGTATTCCAGGTCTTTCCAGCGGCCTTGAGCCCAAGCGCAATGTCCTCGGTGAGCCGATCACCGCGGCGGGAAGCGCCTTCAGCAAGGAGCCGGGAGGCATCACCGACTTCTTCATGCCCATCGCCTACACGCGAGTCACCGACGATGTGATCGCGGAGGAGTTGTCCGCGCTGCAGTATCGCTTCCAAAACCCGCCCAGCGAGCGCAATGGCGTTGACTGGGCAGAGGTCAAGAGTCCTTCCGGGCAGTCGGCATACGACTACTGGATGGAGAGCACCGGCAAGGTGAAGCTGGGCGGCCTGACGCTGCGCCAGCGCCTCAAGAAGACCATCAAGGACAAGCGCTACCAAGAGCTAGACCCGCGGCCGTTCGAAGGCCAAGCCTCTCCTCGAGCGGAGATGCTGCGGAGCGTCATCTCTGCGTACCGTGAACGCGCAAAGGTGGAAACGCTCAAGGCATACCCCGAACTTCGAATTGCTTCTCAGCAGTACCTCATCAACCGCTCGCTTCGGCGGCGAGGCGAAACTCCCATCCCCACCATCCGATGACCTCACGCACTAACTACACGGCCACCGCAGGGCAGACCTCGTTTGCGATCCCTTTCCGGTATCTGCTTGAGTCGTTCGTCAAGGTCACCGTCAACGGGACCGCGCTTTCGAATGGAGCCGGTGCTGACGAGTTCACCGTCACGGGCAGCACTGTCAGCGATGGCGTGTTCGACGGCGGCAATGTAGTCCTCAACACTGGCGCAACCGCTGGTGACACCGTTGCGGTCTACCGCGACAGCGGCATTGACGATGCCAACCGACTTGTTGACTTCGAGGCTGGCGCTCGCCTCTTGGAATCTGATCTTGACAAGAGCGCGCTCCAACTCCTCCACCTCCTACAAGAGGTCAAAGACAACTCAGCCACCGCCGAAGACATGACCATCACCATCGCAGATGTCGTTGGGCTCCAGACCGCCCTTGACGGGAAAGCCGCCAACACGGTGTTCGCCACGGGAGCCAATGGCATTGTGCCTGGTCCTTCCTCTTCGCAGGCTAGCGGCGACTACTTCCTCCGCGCTGACGGCACTTGGGTCGCGGTCAGCACTTCTGGAGGCGGAAGCGGAGCGTCTGTCTTCACGGGACTGGCCGATGTCCCGAACAGCTACCAAGGCCAAAACAGCAAGTTTGTTGCGGTCAACAGTGACGCGGACGGCCTTGAGTTCACCGACGCCATCACCAGCCTCGGCAGCCTGTCTGATGTCAACTTCGGCAGCAGCACCCCGAACGAAGGTGATGCGATCATCTACGACGGCGCGTCCAGTTCTTGGCTGCTGTCTCCCGCCGCAAGCATCGACCTTTCTGGGGCCAACGCTTACCAAGAAGGCAACCTCTTGGTCGGCAACGGCAACGGCAGCTACGCGCCTCTCGGCAACGGCACCAACGGCCAAGTCCTGACGGTCAACACTGCTGTCGCGGGGAACCTCGAGTGGGCCACCGCTGCCGGGGGTACTGGCGGCGACATCATGGCCGTCCAGACCATCGACACTCAGGGCGACATCACTATTGACGATGGGCAGGCCATCCCGTTCAACGGTAACCCCACCAACCGCGGCACCACCTTCACGCAAGTCGCGACGAACACCTACTTGAACCTGAGTGCGCTTGGCGGCATTGCTCACACCACGCCCATCAACAACGCAGGCATCCGGGTCAGCACTGCGGGGATCTACAAGATCGAGTGGCGCATGACCATCCGCAACACTTTCGCGACTGACCTCGCTGCTCTTGGGCGTCTCTATGTGCGGCCCTCGAGCTTTACGACCCAAGCATCGACTCCTGTGCAGTACAGCACTGGCCTGATGTACATCCCCGGAGGCAAGAACAGCATGGTCGCGGGCACGGCTTACATTGATCTGGACGCCAACGACACGATCATGCTGACGCTTGTGGGTCAGAACGCGGGCTCGCTTGTCACTGAGGCGGCCTCGATCAACAACTTCGAGATCGTCGGCCAGCAGGCGTTCATGCAGATCGCTAAGGTGTGATATGGCATTTGCAGTCAACAAAATCGGGCTGGAGAAGCCTTACATCTCGTTCAGTTCCCTGTCCTACTACAACTCCTTCAAGGCGTTTGGGTTGGGTCCTGACAGGGTTCTGGACAAGAACAAGTTCTGGTCCATCTACCGCAAGGACGACTCTGGCTCGTACCAAGTCCCCATCGTCCTGACCAAGGCGGCTGAAGACAATGTGGTGGTGACTTGGTCGTTCAACGGCTCTGCTGTCGACGGCACCCACTACACCTGTCCGATCTCCAGCATCACGATCAGGCCAGGAACGCTGATCGGCTACATCCCGATTGAGATCATCGACCGGGGTAAGTGGTTCAAAGAAAAGGACCTGATCATCACGCTCAACGCGCCGAGCAACACGATCCTTGCCAAGGATCAGGACAAGGTGCGCATCGTGTTCGTGCCGTCCACCGCTCCCCCGGAGATCACGGTCTCCACTACGCTGACGGGAGACTTCGGTAGTACCAACCTGTACGACCCCGAAACCGAGTGGACTGTCGGAACGGGAGGAGTTGGCACTTGGGAGGCTTACGGCATTACTAGTGAGAACATTAGGGCAGTAGACACCAACCCACACGGGGACCAGAAAGTTATATGGAAAGCCGTCAATGTCGAAACTGGCACCACTTACGACGGCGGATTCATGAACGATATTACCACCTACGACCCGTCAAATAACTATCGCATATCTGTTTGGTTCAACAGCAAGAGCGCACACGATGGGAGACTATTGGTCAATAACGTCGGTGCCCCGATTTACAATATCGTTAATAGCAGTACCCTAGCTAATATAATCTTCAAAGAATTTGCCGACTTCAATGTAGACGAGTGGTATCTCTTTGTTCTCTACATAAACCCTTACACATACACTGGATCGGGACTTGGCCTCGACGGTGTATACAATACAAGCGGAACTAAAGTATTTGATACCAACACTAATATGCGGTTTGTTGACGCGAACCATACAGATTACAAGCCCAGGTTCTCAGCTTACAACGACCCCACCGACAACAACGAAGAAGTCTGGTTCTGGGACCCTCGCTTTGATCTTGTTGACGGCACCGAGCCGTCGATCTCTGCCCTTCTAAACGGAGACCGCGGCTCCAGCCTCCCCGCAACCTTCACGGCCTCCTACGCTCCTGAAGAGGACATCACGGTGCGCTACAAGGTCAGCGGCACGGCTGCTGACGGTGTAGGTGCCAACAGCGGCGATGCCACCATCCCTGCGGGTAGCACCACGGCTACTCTTGGGCTGCCCTACAGCGGCGATCACGCTTCGGGATCGACTGTGGTGGTCTCCGCTGACTATGAGCGGAACACTGTGGCGTTCACTGAGCTTGATTGGGACCCTGTCCAAGGCTCCTTCTCAGTGCCTCGAGATGTTCACATCGACGAGAACATGTGGCCTCAGAGCCAAGACCTTGTGTCGGCAGGCTTTGACCAAAGCGTCACGCGCTCTGCTGACAAGCCTTGGTGGCCGGGTTATCCGACTCAGTGGGGCATTGACGGGGCCATTGAGAGCACTGACCCCAGCCTGACTGGCTACAAGGTTGACATTGTCGAGCAGTCTGCAACCACCAAGATCGTGGACCCCGTAACGGGCAACGCCATCAAGTGGTTCGTTCCGAACGACCATATCGTCCAGTTGGTGCCGTACCTCCGCAACGCCTTCAGCCTGACATGGCCTGGTGGGCGCAGCACGGCGCACCAACTCAAAGAGTGGACTCGCGGAGCGTTCCGCATCATCCCTATGGATGCTGCTGACATCGACCACCAAGCTGAGTTCTTTGAGATCAGTCAGCGTGTCCGCACGCAGAACACCAACCATGTGGCGAAGTTCAGGTGGAAAGATGTGGGCTCTCCGGGGTTCGGCACTGGCACGCCGGGGCTTGCTTCGAACGGTGAGACTGTCCCTGTGTACACGCCGCCGAGCTACCCGAACATCCGCATCTGGCTGTGGGACCTTGTGAACCCGCACCCTGCGGCGGTCTCTTCGGGCTGGGCAGGCGGCTGGGGCACTTGGTACGGCGCGTTTGAGGACGAGCACGGGCTGGGTGTGTACTTCATCCACCGTCTCGACACTGCTGTCACTTGGGGCGGCAAGGTTGAGACCCCGGATGTGGACAAAGGCAACCACATCCTGTGGCCTGTCGGTCTGGACGAAGGTCTTGCGAGCGTCAAGGCCAACCAGACTGGCATGCTCTGGCACTCAATGCAGACTCAGATGTCCAGCAGCCCCTTGTCAGGGCCTCCGACCGACTTCTGGCCTGGCCTTGGCACGGTGTGGACCCCTTGGGGCAACGCTGTGATTGATCCCGCGGCAACGACTAGCGTGACTTTCACGAAGGCATGATCCAGTGGAGCAATACCTTGCCATCGCATCCGGCGTAGCGGGCGGTCTGGCAGTCAGCTTCAAGCTGCTCAGGTGGGCGTACAAGACAGCCCAAGATGTGCAGCAGAAGCTTGACACCATTGCGGAGCTTTCTCAGGAGCTTGTGCCTAACGGCGGAAGCTCTCTGAGAGACTCCATGAATCGTGTCGAGCAGAGCGTGGTCTCGCTGACCTCGAAGCTGCGCATGATCGTCCAGTTGAACGAGTGGGACGCCTTCGAGACGGATGCTCAGGGCAACTGGACATGCTGCACTGGCACCTTTGACCGCGCCACGGGGCTCGAGAAAGATCAGATCCTTGGCTACGGCTGGATGAACGCCGTGCATCCTGATGACCGCAGCAGGGTTCTTGAGGAGTACAAGCTTGCCATGCGCCAGGAGCGCGACTGGATCTGCAAGCTTGGGATCAAGAACATCCAGACGGGCCAGACGGGCGAGTACCAGATCAAGGCCCAGTGCCTTCGCCTGAACGGCCAAATGTTCGGGTACTTGGGCATCATCGAGAGAGACTACTCCGAGGAGGAGACACTTGACTGATCAGTTCGCAACGCTGCACGGGGTCTTGGTCCAAGAGCTTCTGGACCGCATCCGGTCAGGCGAAGCTACGCCGTCCGACCTGAATGTGGCGCGCCAGCTTCTGAAGGACAACAACATCGTGGCTGCGCCAAACAACAAGCCCGTGCTGAAGCTGGCTGACCGCATCCCGCAGTTCGGTGACCCTGACCAAGTGCCCGCTAAGATGCCGAAGCAGGCATGAGTTACGACTACCAAGACGAAGCTCTCAGGGACTTCAGGGCCTTCCTCTACCTTGTCTGGGATGAGTTGGGCCTGCCTGACCCGACGCCTGTCCAGTACGACATTGCGCAGTTCCTGCAGCACGGTCCTCGGCGGCGCATGGTCCAGGCGTTCCGCGGTGTGGGCAAGTCTTGGATCACCTCTGCCTATGTGCTCTGGCGGCTGTACTGGAACCCTGCCGAGAACATCCTAGTGGTGTCGGCAAGTAAGGAGCGTGCTGACGCATTCTCGATCTTCACCCAGCGCCTCATCAGGGACATCGAGTGGCTGAACCCGCTGATGCCTCGAGAAGAGGATGGGCAGCGCCGCTCGATGGTGGCATTCGATGTCGGCCCTGCTGGCGCATCTCACGCGCCTTCCGTCAAGTCCGTGGGGATCACGGGCCAGATGACGGGCTCGCGTGCTGACTGCCTCATTGCCGACGATGTCGAGTCGCTCTCCAACTCTGACACCCAACTGAAGCGGGACAAGCTTGGTGAGGTAGTCAAGGAGTTCGACGCCATCCTGAAGCCCAACGGCAGCGTGGTGTACCTAGGCACGCCTCAGACCGAGGAGTCCATCTACAAGTACCTGCCCGAGCGTGGGTACAGCATCAGGGTCTGGCCTGCCCGCTACCCGCGCCCCGACAAGGTTGCGAGCTATGGCGGGGCCAACCGGGAGCTTGCCCCGATGATCATGGAATCCCTCATGACCGATGAGGGCTACCAGAGCCATATGGAGTGGCAGCCTACTGACCCTGGCCGCTTCAATGAGATGGAACTCATCGAGCGCGAGGCCAGCTATGGGCGTGCTGGCTTTGCTCTGCAGTTCCAGCTTGACACCTCGCTGTCGGACACTGAGCGCTACCCGCTCAAGGCTCGCGACCTGATTGTCATGCCCCTAGACCCCGAGACAGCCCCTGAGCGCGTGGTCTGGTCTGGGGACATCAAGCAGCGCATCAAGGAGCTTGAGTGCGTGGGCATGGCTGGAGACGGCTTCCAGCGCCCCTACTCGACCGATGGGTCTCCTGGAGAGTACCGCTACAGCATCATGGCTGTGGACCCTGCTGGACGGGGCAAGGACGACACCGCTGTCTGCGTGATCAAAGAGCGCCTAGGTAAGCTCTATGTAACGGCGTGGGAAGCGTTCCCTGGAGGCTACGACACCCTGACCCTCCAGAAGATATCCACAATCGCCAAGGAGCACGGCGTCCACAAGATCATCGTGGAATCCAACTTCGGTGATGGCATGTTCAACAGCCTGCTGGAGCCGGTCCTGAGCAGGATCTACCCAGTCGAGCTTGAGGAGGTCAGGCACTCCAAGCAGAAGGAGCGCCGGATTGCTGATGTCCTCGAGCCTGTCCTCGGAGCCCATGCCCTCATCCTGGATGAGCAAGTCGCCCGCAAGGACTACGAGACCCGTGGCGACCTCCCCTTCGAAGAACGCCTCAGGCGCATGGGCATCTACCAGATGACCCGCCTCACCCGCCAGAAAGGGGCCTTGGTCCATGACGACAAGCTCGATGCCCTGAGCATGGCCGTCGCTGCCCACCAAGACGCCCTCAAGATCGACGAGACCAAGGCCATCGAGCGCCTCAGAGACGCTGAGTGGGACGATGCCATGGAGTCTTTGTTCAGAGAGCCTCTCAGCGGCCCTCAGAGGCGCGGGAAGACTTGGATGGACTCCATGCTTGGCTAGACCCAAACAGCCCTGAGAACGCCTCTCAGGGCTTCTCAGAGGATTTTACATTCAGGAGACAATCCATGCCCCGAGTGAACGGCAAAGAGTACCCCTACACCAAGGCTGGCAAGGCTGCGGCCAAGAAGGCCAAGAAGAAGGCGATGAAGAAGAAAGCCGGAAAGAAGAAGTGAGGCCGCCGCTAGCAGGGCCTGGACGGCCCTGAGGAGACATGTCCTAAACCCAGCTCCCCTAAGGGGTTAGGATTATTACCGCATCTGTGACACAGAACACCTCCGGCATGAGGGGGGGTAAGGGGGGGAGTTGAGACACTCCTCCCCTAGAACCCTTATAGAAGCCACAGAGCATAACAGTGCTGGAGGTAGGAACTCCTGCGGAGCAGACACCCCTACACCCCACTGACTACTCTGATGAAGAAAACCCTTCTAGCCGTTGTTGTGGGGGCTTCCCTGCTCGCTGGTTGTGAGACCCTGCAAGACCTCTCACAAGCCTCCCTGACCCCCCAGCAGGTCGAGCAGCTTGACGAGTACACCGCTCGCATTGCGCAGCAGGAGAAGATCATCGAGGGCCTGGAAGCTCAGGTCATCGAAGTCAGCAAGGCCACCGCCAAAGACCTCAAGAACGGGGAGGTGGCTGATCTGGCTAACCGACTCAGCCTGCTCATGGACATCCAAGAGGCTCACGAAGCCGCTGTGGGTGAGTATCAGCAGGCGATTGAGGAGGAGAGGGCGATCATCACCTCTGGGACCAAGAAAGTGGCCGATGGGTTCTTGGCTGTGGTGGCTCCGTTCATCCCAGCACCCGTCCAGCCCCTCCTGCCCTTCGCCTCGAGCCTGTTGGTGCTTGCTATGTCCACCAGAGCCCGGAAGCATGCCGGGAAAGCTCTGGCTGCTACGGCCAAAGGAGCCCTCGGAGACGCTCTCAGCAGCACTCTGAAGGCTGTTGGGGCCAAGCACACCTCTGACACCCCTGATGACCTCCTGAAAGACGCTCTGATGGCCGCTCAGGCCGCCTATGCGAAGGGGGACATCACCATTGAGAAGCTCGAAGCCGTCAAAGCAGCGGCTTCTGTGGCTGCTCAAGCGTGATTCTGGGGGGAGGGGCGCTTTCAAGGGCCTGTGTGGGTCCTTGGGCTTACGAGATTGTCCCTCCCCTCTGTATACAGCGACCTGGCCGGTGGTTTTGGGCCAAATTTTCGAGCGCCCAATATCGTATAGTCGTCCCGGTCGTCACCCCCCGTACCCTGTTTGCGCGGCGGAATGGGCAGGATTTACCCTGTGCATACGGTTGGCGGGGTCCTGAATACCCTAGCGGCCGCAAACCCTTGCAAACGCTAGGCTTGCGGAGACCCTGCAGACTCCGCACGCCCCACGGCACGGTGGAAACCCTACCTGGATGCGGGGATACCCTTAGCCTGTAGGGGGCCACCCCGCCGATGGGGTTTGCCGCAGGGTTTGCGAGGGTTTACCCTGACTGTGTTTACAACCCTTTTGCAGAGTTGGGTCT